GGGTGGCGAAGCTAAAAAGTATCCTAACAAAGGTTTGGAAGCACTAGCAAAAGAAGCTCCTGAAGTTGTAGAACGGATGGGCTACAAGAACGGCGGCATGGTGGCAAGCTGCCCGCACCGTGGCGAAATACAGGGTGTAGGTAACGTGGACGTTGTTGATGGAAAACCACGCGGCACAAAATTTGTAGGCACTCGTTAAGTGATATCACTCGAGCTGCTGACAAAATACAAACGTAATCTCGATAGACGGACTGAGGATCTGTCGGTTGCGATTACTAGCGGTAATGTCAAGGATTTGGAGCAATACCGCGCAATTGTAGGCGAAATACAAGGACTTTCGTTTGCTATTGAGGAGTTACAGTCCTTGCTTAAAGGTTATGACGAAGATGCAGAAGAAACTGTTAGTACCTGATTATGTAGTCGCTCAACAACAAGCAAAAAAACAAGCCGAAACCAAGCCTATAAAAGAAAGAGTCCCACAACCTACGGGTTGGCGTGTTCTGGTTATGCCGTACAAAGGCCGTGAAAAAACGGTTGGTGGCGTGTATATGCCTGATGAAACTCGTGATCGTGAGTCGGTTGCGACGGTTGTTGCTTACGTTGTTAAAGTTGGGCCGCTGGCATACAAAGACCCTGATAAATTTGGGGAGGATTGTGAGCCGTGGTGTAAAGAAGGGGATTGGGTATGTATCGGTAGATACGCCGGATCCAGATTTAAGTTGGAAGGTGGCGAGGTGAGGATAATCAATGACGATGAAGTCATTGCTACGATTGTCGATCCGGAAGACATTATTTTTTAACCATGGGAGAAAGCCATGCAAAGCGAAACAGAAGAAACCATTGTTGAAGTAGAAGACGAGCAAGTTGAGGACAAAGAGTCTGAACAGCCCGAGTCCGAACAAGAAAAAGAAGAACCTCGTGTTGCGTTACAGGAACCAGATGATCCTGAACCACAGCCGGAGGAGACAGAATCTGAAACAGCAGATTCTGATGGCGATGAACTAGAAAGTTATTCCGAGGGTGTTCAACGACGTATTCGTAAACTTACGGCAAAATACCGTGAAGAAGAGCGTCAGCGTCAAGCAGCAGTCGAATATGCTGAAAACGTACAAAAACGAAACTCTGAACTAGAAGCCAAGCTGAAAGAGCGTGAGGGTGATTATGTAGGAGAGTTCGGTAATCGTGTAGAGCGTGAGATGGAGGCAGCAAAAGCTGCTTACAAACAGGCTCATGACGAGGGTGATCCGGATGCTCTTTTTGAAGCACAGCAACGTATAAGCAAGCTGGCTTTGGAACAGGCTCGATACGAAGAAGCAAAAGTTCAAGTAGAACGCAACAATGCTGAGACAAACGAGCAACCTGTTCAGCAACAACAAGCACCACAGCAACAACAAGCACCACGGCAACCTGACGCAAAAGCTCAAGATTGGGCTGAAAGAAACGCTTGGTTTGGTGAAGATGAGTCGATGACATACGCTGCTTTTGGTATTCATCGGCGGCTTGTTGAAGAAGAAGGGTTTGACCCAACTTCAGATGACTACTATAGTGAACTAGACAAACGGATTCGTGCAGATTTCCCTAACAAGTTTGATGCACCGAAAAAGAGGTCACAAGCCAGAGTCGCCTCTGCTGATTCATCCTCTTCCCGTTCGACGAAAAAGGGGCGCAGAACAGTCAAGCTTACCGATTCACAGGTAGCAATTGCTAAGAAACTTGGCGTTCCACTTGAAGAATACGCAAAGTATGTGAAGGAGTAAGATATGACTGAGTCTAAAAAACGCACACCTCGTGAGACGCAAACACGCGAAAAAACTGCGCGACGGAAACCTTGGGCTCCGCCCAGTATGCTCGAAGCACCACCCGCACCCGAAGGGTTTATACATCGTTGGGTTCGGACCGCCATTCGAGGCGAGGACGATAAGACCAATCTACACGCAAGATTGCGTGAAGGTTGGGAACCCGTCCGGGCTGATGAGTATCCTGATTTCGAAGCTCCGACCATTGAGGATGGTAAATACCAAGGCGTGATTGGCAACGGTGGGTTGATTCTTTGCCGTATGCCTCTCGAAACGGTTGATGAAAGAACTGAGTATTTTCGGGACCAGACCCGCAATCAAATGAAAGCCGTTGATGAAAACCTGATGAGGGAACAACATCCCTCAATGCCTATCACAAGTGACAGGCAATCTCGTGTAACCTTTGGGGGCGACAAAGAATAGTTGCTCCCTAGATTGGAGTAAATACAATGGCTAATACCAATGTAGCTTTCGGTCTGAAACCTATTGGTGTTGTGGGCACTGCCCCCAACAGCACAGGTCTGACCGAATATCGTATTGCTTCCAATAACTCTAACGCGATTTATCAGGGCTCTCCGGTCATTCCGCTGTCTACAGGTTTTATTGACATTGTGGGCGGGGCTGACGGCGGTTCTGTAGGTCTTCTAGGAGTTTTTGGTGGCTGTGAGTACGTCTCTTCCACAACTGGCGAAACAGTTTTTTCAAACTTTTTCCCCGGCTCTGGCGTAGATACGGCTCAACCTGTCAAAGCATTTGTCTATGACAACCCAATGCAAACTTTTATCATCGCTTCAGATGCAAGTTTGACAAATGAATCAACTGCTCGTGGGCATGTTTTCGCTAATGCGGATTTTTCTGACGGTGCTGCTGGTTCAACTTCCACTGGCCTGTCTTCAGGGAAGCTTGCTGTTTCTACTATCGCAGACACTGCTGCTCATCATCTTCGGATCATGGGCATCTTGGATGACGTAGAAAACTCAGACTTCAGTGCAGCGGGTATTCCACTAATCGTTAGACTGAATAACAGCTTCAACTCACCGAATGGTGGTATTGCTGCTGGTACTCCGTCTACTACTGGCGTATAAGGAGTTAGTTAGATATGGCTATTTCTCGCTCTCAATTAGCAAAAGAGCTGGAGCCCGGTCTGAACGCTCTGTTCGGAATGGAATACTCCCGCTACGAAAACCAACACGCGGAAATCTTCGACACCGAGACATCGGATCGTGCGTTCGAAGAAGAAGTGATGCTCTCCGGCTTCGGAGCTGCTCCCACCAAATCTGAAGGTGGCAGCATTGCGTTTGACGACGCTCAAGAGGCATACACTTCACGCTACAACCATGAAACAGTGGCTCTTGGCTTCTCCATCACGGAAGAAGCTGTGGAAGACAATCTCTATGATCGTCTTTCTTCGCGCTACACTCGTGCGTTGGCTCGCGCTATGGCTCACACCAAGCAGGTCAAAGCTGCTGCAATTCTTAACAATGCTTTCAACTCGTCTTTTAAAGGCGGCGACGGCAAAGAGTTGTGTGCAACTGATCACCCTCTAACCAATGGCGGCACGTTTGCTAACGAACCAAGCACCGCTGCTGACTTGAACGAAACTTCTTTGGAAGACGCTCTTATCAGCATCGCAGGGTTCACTGACGAACGTGGTCTTATCATTGCGCTTAAAGGTCAGAAACTGATTATCCCACGTCAGCTTCAGTTTGTTGCTGAACGTTTGATGGTTTCTAACCTTCGCGTTGGTACTGCCGACAACGATACAAACGCTATCCGTAGCATGGGTCTGTTGCCCGAAGGTTATGTGGTCAATGACTACCTGACTGATACTGATGCGTTCTTTATCAAAACCGATGCTCCGAACGGTTTGAAACACTTCGAGCGTCTGGCGATGTCCACTAACATGGAGCCAGATTTTGACACAGGTAACATGCGTTACAAAGCCCGTGAGCGTTACAGCTTCGGCTTTAGTGACCCACGTTGTGTGTTTGGTTCACCGGGTGCGTAAGTAACTCGTTGAATACACTTTTGGAAAGGGCAGGACTATTCCTGCCCTTTCTTTTTGTAAAAAACTCAGATAAGATTGATTATTCCTGACGATCACATGGGGTGATCGACGTAGCCCTGACAGGAGATTAAAATGGGACAAACTACTTTTTCAGGTCCGGTTCGTTCAGAACGCGGATTTACAGCAGTCGGATCGAACGCTGTTGTAAACATTACTGTCGAAACTACTTTGACATACGCAGATCATGTAGGACGCATTATTGAAATTAATGATGCAGACGGTGCAGTTACTCTTCCAAGTATCACTGCTGCCACTATCGGTGCAAAGTACACATTCTTTGTTGGTACGGATGCAAGTGATTTAGATATCAAAACAGACGGAACAGATAAATTTGTTGGTTCGGTTTCTGTAGCAGGAACCACAACAAAAGCTTTTGCTCCGGCTGCTTCTAATGACGTTATCTCAATGAACGGCGGCACTACTGGTGGCGATGCAGGATCGTATGTCGAGGCTACTGCACTCGCTACGGCTGAGTATCTGGTTCAAGGTGTTTTAGTTGGTTCAGGATCTGTAGCTACTCCTTTCGCTGATTCGTAAGATAGGAGACTGTAATGTCTGGTTCTGATGTAAAAACCACTCGCGTTACAGCAACAGGGGCAGCGTCTATTGGACGTTGTCGCCTGATGCAAGTTCTCGTTACTACTAGTGGCTCTGGAACACCCGAGTTGAAGCTGACAGATGGCACAAACTCTGGTGAAACAAAGCTACACGTTGATCTTCAAACAGGTGAGACAGATACCATTTCTGTTCCTGCACAGGGGATCTTGTTCGAGACAGACATAAACGTACATACGGTAGACGATATTACGTCTGTCGTATTCTTTACTGTCTAGAAACTGTTATGGCGAGAAAGCCGACAAAGATGCCGAAACGCAACAAGCGTAATTTCCGTCCCACTAAAAGTGGGGCGGGAATGACGAAAAAGGGCGTGGCTGCATACCGTCGTATGAATCCTGGTAGTAAGCTAAAAACAGCAGTAACGGGTAAGGTTAAGAAGGGCAGCGCAGCGGCAAAACGTAGAAAGTCTTTCTGCGCTCGCTCTGCTGGTCAGATGAAGAAGTTTCCAAAAGCTGCTAAGAATCCTAATAGCAGATTAAGACAGGCTAGAAGACGGTGGAAGTGCTAGTGGAAAAGTATCTTGTGAACGTTTGCGTGACCGTTGGTCTAGCTGTTCTTGGCTGGATAACTTTAACACTGATCGAAGTGGATAAGAAAACTGCTGAGATCGCTGTAAAAGTTGAAGCAAATAATGCTATGATTACTCCAATATGGGAGAATTTTGTTTCTGAGGTTAAAAATGGCAATATCCAGAAGTCAGATGCCACAACAGATCAAGAAAGCACCGGGCAAACGGAAGTGGTCAGCGGCTCGGAAGCGGAAGATCAATTGCAAGAAGCCTCGCGGTTTTTCGGAGCGAGCGCACTGCGCTAGTAGGAAGAAGAGGAAACGCTAATGTCTAAAAAAGATGCTTGTTATCATAAGGTTAAGGCGCGGTACAAAGTTTTCCCGAGCGCGTATGCCAGCGGAAGTATTGCAAAATGCCGAAAAGTTGGTGCAGCAAATTGGGGTAACAAAGCAAAGAAAAAAGCCAAAGGCGGCTTAGTAACCAAGAAGAAATTTTCTAACGGTCAAAAGTATAAGTACCGTACAACCAAGATTTATTGAGATGCCTAGTGTCAGAAAAACTAAGAAAGGTCTTGCCCTCAAAAGATGGTTCAAAGAGGATTGGAAAGATGTTCGCACCGGGAAGAAATGTGGGCGTCGCAAGGGTGAAAAACGGGGTACTCCATATTGTCGCCCCTCGAAAAGGGTTTCGTCTAAAACACCCAAAACAACTAAAGAAATGACTGCCGCTGAAAAGCGTAGCAGAGTCAGACAAAAGAAACGGTTGGGTCAACCAGCGGGTAAACCTAGAAGAGTACAGTCGTTGCGAAGGAGAAAGAAACGATGATGAGACGCATGAAAAGCAAAGGCATGAAGAAGGGCGGAATGATGAAGTCCAAAGGATACCGTAAGGGCGGAATGGTCAAGTCCAAGGGGTATCGTAAGGGCGGAGCAGTGAAGAAGAAACCTGCTATGTCACTCGCTCAAATTAGAGCAGCAGCCAAGAAAAAAGGTTACAAGCTCGTAAAAGCCTAATGCCGTATCTTCAAAGCAACATCCCACACTTTAAGTGTTGGGTGCGCCGTGAATATAC